TAGCTTAAAGCGCGATCTTCCATTCACCTATCTAATTGCTAGGCTAAGCATTAGGTTGGGAATCGCGCCACAGCAATTATTAGATTTAGATAAGACCATGCTAGATGCTCTAGTTCAAGGTCTCAAAGATGAAGCACGGGAGGTCAGCGATGCCAGCAAGCGTAAAGGGCGGCATTGAACTCCGTAAGGCTCTCAAAACCTTTACTCCAGATCTAGCGAAAGCAACACAGAAAGAAATTAAACTAGCCATCACGCCAATTTCTAAATCTGCTAAGGGTTATGTTCCAGATCGCGGAGAAGTGTTAAGCGGATGGTTACCTCGTCAAATGTCTGAAGGTACATTTCCTACTTTTAATCCTTCACTTGTCAAATCAGGCATTGGCTACAAGACATCTCCATCAAAACCTAATCGCCGAGGCTTTAGAGCTCTTGCTCAAGTTTTTAACAAAACTAGGGCTGGAGCAATTTACGAAAGAATGGGCAAGTTAAGTCCCGACAGTAGATTCGTTGTAAATCAAGATGGAAAATTGCGCGCACCTTTACAAGGCAAAGGTCGCATGCAAGGTCGTGTTTTGTATCGTGCTTATGACGAAAACAACGGCAAAGCTAGAGAAGGCGTTTTGAAAGCCATTTCAACAGCAGCGACTAAACTTAATCAACGAGCAACAGTGAGAGGCTAAGCATGGCTAATGTAGTCATTGATATTGCAGCGGAGTTCACTGGCAATAAAGCATTTAAGCAAGCGGACACAGCAACACAAAAACTTACTAGCGGTGTTAAGAAGTTAGCAGGTGCTGTAGGTCTGGCTTATGGTACTTCTGCAGTCATTGCCTTCGGCAAGGCTTCTGTTAAAGCTGCTGCAGCAGATCAGAAAGCACAGCAACAGTTAGCACTAGCTCTAAAGAATGTGGGCTTAGAAAGAGATGCTGCAGGTGCAGAAGGTTACATCCAGCGTCTGCAAAGCGAGTTCGGCATTGTCGATGATCTTCTACGCCCTGCCTATCAGTCCTTGGCTATTGCTACACGCGACACAGCAGAGAGCCAAAGACTCCTCAATTTATCATTAGACATAAGTGCAGCCACAGGCAAAGACCTAGGCTCTGTTACAGCAGCATTGAGCAAGGCATACCTAGGCAACAATACAGCCTTGACTCGCTTAGGCGTAGGTATCTCCAAGGCAGACCTAAAGACTAAATCTTTCTATGACATTACTAACGATCTTGCTACCACCTTTAAAGGTTCAGCAACAGCTGCTGCTTCAACCTTCCAAGGATCTATGGACAAGCTGGCTGTTGCATCTGCAAATGTGCAAGAGATTATTGGCACAGGTCTTATCGATGCTTTAACTGGTCTTGGTAATAATGATTCGGTTGCAAATCTTGCTGCAAGCATGGAAGCCACAGCAGAATACACAGCAGATGTCATTCGTGGCATTGGTGTTTTGGCAGATAAGTTAAAATCATTGCCGGGATTCTCAAATCTTAATGTGGGAATGATCCCTATCCTAGGCAGTTACTTGCAAGGTCTAAGAGCACTCGGGCAATCAAACCAGATTAAGCCTGCACCATTTAGCACACCTATGACTATCTCTGGTCAGAGTTCAAAATCTTCTGCTGCATCACAAAGCAAACTAGCTAAAGAAACTCTCAAAGTAGGCAAAGAAAATCTCAAACTAGCCAAAGCAAGAGCGATCTTTGATCTACAAAAGATCCAGATTGAAGCAGCACTGAAGGGCAAGATCTCAGAAGAAGAGCGCATCCGCTTGAAGCTGATGCAAGCCATTGAAGATGAGAACATTACCCAAATTGAAAAGTACACGAAACTCCTAGACAATGCTCAAAAGAATACAGAGAAATTAGTTACTACCCTTCAAGGTATTAAGCCTCTAGATGACATCTTTAAGAACTGGGACTTTATGGGAGTCAAAGAAAAACTTGACACCCTTCAAGGTTATTTCAAATCTTTTGCTGGTTCAGCTGCTTCGGCTTTTAATAATTTAGGCGCAGCTCAACAGTCTGCTCTGGGTGGTTATGTGCCATTTGTGGGTGCAAGTAATGCATCTTTAGGCATTACATCTAATGGTGGTAATGCTACATCGATGCCATCTACAGTTGGATTAGGTACGACTGGTACAGGCAACCAACTACCTGTTGGAGTTACGATCAATGTGAACACAGGCATTGGCGATCCTAACGCCATTGCAGAAGCAATCGATGATGTTATTACAAATGCTAGAAATCGTGGAAGCCTAGTCGGAGGCGTGTTTGCAATATGACATGGCTTCCAGAATGGCGCGTGACAGTAGGTGATGATATATATACGACTGTCACCTCTGTGTCTTTTGCCTCTGGTCGCTTGGACATTGACAGACAATGCTCAGCAGGTTACTGCCAAGTAGAAATTATCAACACCACTGGGGCGGACTTTACAATCAATGTGACAGAGCCAGTAACCCTAGAACTAAAGAATGGAAGTGGCACTTATGTCACAGTCTTTGGTGGAGAAGTATCAGACTTTAACATTGGAGTCAGAAGTCCAGAAGAAACAGGCTACATCACGACTGGCACAATTCTAGGCATTGGCTCCTTGGCTAAACTCACAAAGGTCGTCTATAACACAGCACTTGCAGAAGGTTTAGATGGCGCACAAATCTCAGCCATTTTAGGTTCAGCCCTTAACCTGACATGGGCTGAACTAAATCCTACAGTGACATGGTCAACCTATCCAGCAGATGTCACATGGGCTAATGCTGAGTCTTACATTGGCACTATCGACTCAGGTTTCTACACCATGATCGCACTTGCAGCTAGTGCTTCTGCTAAGTCTCAAGCCCTTGCAGATCAGATTGCTACTAGCGCACTAGGTCAGCTCTATGAAGAAAAAGATGGAGATGTCTCCTATGACGATGCAGACCACAGATCTAACTACCTTGCAACAAATGGTTTTACTAACCTCGATGGCTCGTATGCAACACCTACCTCTATCAAATCCACAACTCAGACTGCTCGCATCCGTAACAGCCTTATCTATCGCTATTCCACAGGCTACGGCAGCACCTACAGTACCTCTGACAGCGACTCTATAGCCTCTTACGGCCTGTTCGAGCGATCATTTGACTCTAACATCAAGAACCTTGCAGACATCACTGATATCGCTTCTAGAGAGCTTAAACTCCGCGCTAACCCTAGAGCCTCACTTGGAGCAATTACTTTTAGATTAGATAACCCAGACATGCCGACTACCATGCTTAATAGCCTAATTGGGGTGTTCTTTGGTCAGCCTGTTTTAATCAATAATTTACCGAGCAACTTATTTGGTGGATCATTCGATGGCTTTGTAGAAAATGTAGCCCTACGCGCTACCCCTAGCTTTACTGAGATTACGCTTTACATCTCAGCAACAGATTTCTCACTATCTACCACACAATGGGAAACAGTATCGCCAGCCTCACTTATCTGGACTGGCGTAAATGCTACACTTACTTGGACTAACGCGACTGGAGCACTAACCTAATGGCAACTACAACACCCAATTTCGGCTGGAGCGTTCCAACATCCAGCGACTTAGTAAAGAATGGCGCAACAGCTATTGAGACACTGGGCGATTCTATTGACGCATCGCTTGTCGATCTCAAAGGTGGCACTAGCGATCAAGTTCTCGCAAAAAACAGCAACACAGACATGGACTTCAAGTGGGTGACTCCTGCTGCCGGTGGTGGTGGCAAGGTTTTGCAGGTTGTGCAAACTGTTTCGACTACTTCAACAAGCAATTCTACAAGCACATACGCGGATGCTACGGGTCTTTCGGTTTCAATAACACCTTCGTCAGCAACAAGCAAAGTCCTAATTATGGTTCGTCATCAGATCTTTATTTCCAATGCCAATGCTGACAATTCTCTTAATTTAAGACTTTATCGCGGTGCAACAAATATCCACTATTACGGCACAGAATTAGGTCTTGTTGCTTCAACTGTGAAAAAACAATTGGAAGCTTCTACAGTTTATTTAGATTCGCCTGCAACTACTTCCGCGACAACCTATAAAGTGATGTTTGCAAATTACATCAACGGAGCATCCGTTGCAATCAATGATCCTTCTTCACAAATGACCATTACTGCAATGGAGATTGGTGCATAATGACAACTACACATTCACAAATGGTCAAAGCAATTTTTGATGTATTGCCAGAAGCGCAATTCGTTTTGACTGATACTGATTACGAAAACATCCAATGGCTAGATGAACGCTCAAAGCCAACACTGGCACAGGTTCAAGCTGCAATAGCAAATCCATTGCCTGAGGTAGAGCCAACTGTTGCTGACAAGTTAGCCAGTGTCGGACTTTCTATTGATGATCTTAAGGCTGCACTTGGACTGTGAAACCAAAGCTCTCTAAAGCTGCTGGTCAATTAAGGGAACAGATTGACGATTCATTCCCAGATCGTGACCGCACATCGGATGGTTGGATCGGTGATACCCGACACGCTGCTCGCAAGTCTGATCATAATCCAGATGAGCAAGGCTGGGTTCGTGCCATCGACATCGATCGTGACTTATTCAAGGGATCAAAGCCAGACATTATGGGCGATCTTGCAGATCAGCTTCGTACCTTATCAAAATCAAAAAAAGACACGCGTATTGCTTACATCATTTTTGATGGACACATCTGCTCGAAGATCCTTAACTGGAAATGGCGCAAATACTCGGGGGCTAACAAACATGTTAAGCACTGCCATGTCAGCTTTAAGAAAGAAGCTGATAATGATGGGGCTTTTTTTCAAGTATCTATGTTAGGCGGAGAATAATGAACATGAAGCATCCAGTAGTCATCGCAGTCGGAGCGTTCCTTGCAGTATGGGGAACGACATCTAACTTCTCTCTAGACTATCGCCACATTCTAGGCGCGATAGTCGCAGGAGTGTTCGGGTATGCGAGTCCTAAAAAGTGAGCCAAACAGATTTCTTTAGCCTTTACATCAGCACCTTGCTTATCATTGGTGGCCTTGCAGGTTATGTCATTACTCATCTGCTCTCAGAGATTAAGCGACTCAATCAGCGTGTCGATGAGATCTACAACATACTTCTAGAGCGATAATTTTGTCATGGCTAAAAAAAGGGTTATAGATCTTGACACCTATAGCGCGTTAGATGTATGGGCTATTGGCTTACAAGAGATGTATCGAGCTCTACGGAGAGCAGGCTTTGATGTTGAGTTATCTTTAGCGATAATTATTGAGCCAATGGCTTATCCTCGTTGGATCTTGCCTGAGCCAGTCGAAGCAGAGAAGTTCGGCGATTACCAAGATGAGGATGACGATTAAATCCATAGTTGTCTTGTCCGATCTTCAAGTGCCCTATCAGGACAAGGTGGCCACGCGCAACATTGCATCATTCATTAAGAAGTTTAAACCTGACCAAGTAGTAACGATAGGCGATGAGATCGACCTACCACAGATAAGCAAGTGGGAAGAAGGGCGCATGGGCAGTTATGCCCAGACGCTAGATGATGATCGTAATGAGGCTGTGCAGCTTCTCTGGGACTTAGGCGTTACAGATTGCATCCGTAGCAATCACACAGATCGCTTGTATAACATCATCATGGCTAAAAAAAGGGTTATAGATCTTGACACCTATAGCGCGTTAGATGTATGGGCTATTGGCTTACAAGAGATGTATCGA